CATGCGTAAAACCAATTCCGGACAGATACGATTTTTATTGTATGCCCTTTGTATTCCGCCATATCGTCCGTTCCCCATGTTATCAACAGCAGGTTTTCACATTTCAATTCCTCTGCCGCC